CGCCCCAAAACCAACGTTGTATTGTGGTTGATAAGCGCTCTTATATCGCCGGACAGAGTCCCGGTAAAGGCGCCGGGGGCAATGGATTCTGTCATCCCGTCCCAGACCTCATAATCCGAGTTAAACACGGCAAAGTATCCTTCCAGGATACGCTCCCCGCCGTCCTCCCGGACAGAAAAAATATCCGATACGGCCCGGAGCTGCCGCACATCAGGCCCCCAGATGGTCGCTTTGTCCACTGGCTTCCGCCTCCTTTCGGACGGGGCACTGCGCCGCGTCCGCCGTATTTTCTGCCCACCCCCGGCAGCGCCGCCAGTAGCTGTGCCCACAGTATTTTCCATCCGAAGACAGCGCACACAGTACCAGCATGGTGCCGGACTCCGTCCGGGCGTATGGGCAGGTATAAACAGGCCCGCGGCTCATCCATCCCCGCCTCCGTCCTGTACGAGCTTTTTTTGGTCCCCGGATTTATCCGCCGGAATGTAATTCTCCAGCACCCGGTATTCTTTCAGCCCCGCAGGGGGCAGGTGCATTCTGTCGCGCCACTCATCGCCGTTCACAAATCCCCGGTCGGACCCGTCCAGCAGGACAGCGGAGACTTTTTGCAGGTCGTAATCGAGTAGAGACCAGACGTTAAAACGAAAATAGCGGTCCGGCGCGGTCAGCAGTTTGCGCGTCATCTCGGCGGCTATGGATTTGCACAGGGGCATAATGGTGGACTGTATAAAGTAATTCCATTCTGCCGCATTGTACTGGCCTACGCCAACTACAAACGGCGGAACCCCCATGACTGCGGCCACCGTCCGCCGATCCAGCTCCACCGTTTTATCAATGGCCAGATCGGAGAGAGTGAGCGGTTTTACTTGCGTAACATCAAATTGATTTGCCGGAATGAGCCACGGGGCACCCGGCGCGGCAGGTTTGAGATACTCTTCAATCAGCCGCTTCCGGCCTGCCGCGTCGGAAAACTCGTCCGTCAGCGCGTCCACTTTGACGATGATGGACGGCTTATACTCGCTGGCCATAAACGCCTTTTCCGTTGCCCGTGCCTGCTTCAGGTTTGCCGCCGCGGTCCAAAGGGAGACGGACACGCCGCGCCCCCGCCACGGGTAAAGGGAACTGGGGTTGTGCGTAAAGTGCAGGATTTCATCCGGCGCGAAGGGCATCCCGTCCACGACGGCGGCATAATCCGTCCAGGACCCCGGCGCGGGGGTAAGCGCGACACGGGCCGGAGCGACCGGCTCCAGGCTCTCCAGATAACCGTTATTCCAGCGGGGGAGCACGATGGAGTTTCCATTGCCGTATAAAAGCAGGTTTAGCACGATTGTTTCCATCCATGCGTTACGGGTGAGATTCGGCGCGGGGGTAATATCAATCATTCGGGCCAGTCTGTCCAAAATCCTTTCGTCCCCGTCCGGGGTGTTGCGCATTAGATGAATTGTGGTTGCGCCAATCAGGGACGCAATTTTCCGGCAGGCTGTCAGAATTTCCGGGCTGTCCGCAAGGGTGGAATACCCAAGGACGCCCAAATCTTTCCAGTTGTCGGACAGCAGAAAGCCCACGCCTCCGGCAGGGGCGTCCCGCGTCCGTCCCCCGCGCCACATTCGGCGCACAGTCTGAAACAGGCTCATGTTGTCTCCTTTCCGTCGTCAAACCACCGCGCCGCCTCCCGGCTCCGGGCGTCCTCCCGGATATAGCAGCAACAAGCAAACACAGAGGCATCAAACAAATCAATTCTTTGTTTTTCGGACGCCTTTTCATACTGAATTGCATCGTCCGTTTTTTCGCAGGCCCGGACGTTTGCAACGCAGTATTCGTAGGCTTCGGAATGGCAGTAGTACAGATTCCCATCTTTCGCCGCTTTTTCAATGTGCCGGAACCCCTGCGATTTTACGTAAAAATACTGGGGTTGATCCGCGATTGAGAAATGGGCTTTTTTCATTTCTGGTATATATTCTTCCCCGGCGAACTTCCGATCGTGCCCCACGCGGTAAATATGAAAGCCCATCTTCCGCATGGAGATAAACCATTTCACAATGTCCGCGGCGTTGACGGTGGGCGTATCACACATAGTTAGCCATCCATCATCCTGCCATCCAAAGAGCGGGATTTGGTCCTCGTCCGCCTTGTGGACGGCCTGCGTCCTGGGAAAGAATGCGTGTGTGATAATAATATCTGTGCCGTTGTAATGCCCGTACAAAGCCGCAGCTGTTAAATCATACATCCGGGACAGGTCCGCGCCGCCATACCAGCGGATAGGCAGTTTTGAGAGCTGCTCCAGCGTCCAGTTATACTTTCTGTCGGAGGCGCGGAACTCTTCAATGTCAAACCAGGCCCGCAGGGACGCCGTGTAAATATTCAGTCGCCGGGACAAAAAATCTTTCCGGTACTGTGGTTCATTTTTGGCTCTGTATGCGGCCCGCCGGACGGATTCCGGCCGAACGTTTACGCCCCATGACGGATTTGCCTTTTTCCACTGCTCCTCTGATAGATAATCCACGTTCCCGGCCTCGTCCTGGTCTGCCCGTGCAATGTAAACAAACAAGGAATCATCTTGTACAAGCCCGGAAACCACTTTAATGCCGTATTCCATCCGCCGATAGCAGAATGAGTTTGTATCATCCCCGGCGGACGAAATCCCAATCATGAGCCGGTTTGTGAAAGCCTCCTGCGCCTCATAAAAACGGTTATACTCTGCGCCGGATTTGAAAGCCTGCAATTCATCCGCAATGGCTACGTTGCAATTAAAACTGTCGTGGTTACGGGGATTAGACGCAAGTGCCTGAATATCTACGGACCCGGTCACATTTCCATCCGCGTCATACAGTTTGGCCTTAATGGAGTGTTCCGCGTTATTGTCCCGTACCCGGAAATCATCAATCAGTCCGCGGACCTCCAGCGAATTGCGGATTGTCTCGAAGGATTGCACAGCCTGGTCGAGGGACGCGGCTACGATATAGAGTGTAGAGCCGGACGCACTCTCCAGCACGGCCACACCAAAGGCAATCCCGGCCATTAGAGTTGTTTTCCCGTTTTTGCGGGGAATCAAAATCAGTGCTTCTTTATAACGCCGTTCTTGCGTTCGCCGCCAGTAGAATCCCAACAGATTGTAAATTACAAATATTTGCCACGGCAGCAGATCCAAAGGCTGATTTTTCAGCGGCGTTCCGTCCGCCAACTCCCCCTTCTTGTGAACAATGATTTTTTGAATCACGTTTATCACAAAATCCGCGGATTCCGTCCGCAGGGTGAGGTCCTTCCGGCCCAAATCGTCCAAAAACCGCTGGCAGGCCTGCACGATTTCTTTTCCCGCGACAATTTCCCCGGCTACCACGTCACGGGCATACTTTACCGCTACGGCCTTCCAGCTTTTACGCCTTGCCGCCAATATCTTTCAGTGCGGCGGACAGCGGGGAGGCACGTTTAGGCCGGAGCGCGTCTTCGTTGATTTTCCGCAGCCCTGCCGGGGTCAGGCCCAGGTCCCGCCAGTACGCCAGCGCGTCCCGGTTCAGCTCGTTAACGAGTTTCAGTGCCGGGTGCGGCACCTTGTTGACGCCGCCGCCCTTATTCTCATACGGAATTAGGATTTCTCCGCCGTCCGCGTCAAATGCGGCCTGCGCGGCGTCCCGTTTTGCAAGCATATCCGCAAGCGTATCAATCGGATGATCAAATGCTTCCCGGTATGTCCCGGCAGACTGACACGCTTTTCTAATACGGCTTTTCCACCCGCTTTTTTTCATATCATTCCACCGCCATCTACAAACAAATTTACCTGCGCGGCGTGAGTAGAAAAGCGTTCCTCCTGCGCCGCGAAAAATACCGGATCAATCTCGTACCCCACAAAATCCAGTCCCGCGTCATAGGCCGCGATTCTGGAGGACCCGGACCCCAAATGCGTATCCAGGATTTTATATCCGGGTTTTGCGTACCGGGCGAAAATCCACGCATAGAGCGCAACTGGTTTTTGCGTGGGGTGGATACGGAGTTCCTTTTCCCGCATATTGTCCTGTAGCATTCCGTTCCAGCGATATTCAAAAATCCGTGACTGTCCGGGCAGATTTGTCCAGGCCAACTCACAGTCAGCTTGATCCAGCCCCCGCCGCTTTTTGTCCCACACAATCCAACAGGATGCGGGGCCAAGGCGGTCCGCCATATAATTCCCGCCGAATACAATCAGGTGTTTCGATACCCGCCGCAGCTCCCTGAAATACGACTCGTCCGGCGGGGAGCTATCGTCGAACGGGTGATAAAATTTCGATGAATACGGTCGTGTTTTCCGGGGGGCCACCACAGCCACCAAAGGGCCTTCCACCCCCCCCCCCACAATGGGAATATTTCCCATTGCGCGGTGGCGGCCTGTGATATTTATCCCGTAGGGCGGATCAACCACGGCGAGGTCAAACGCCTCATCCGGCATTTCCCGCATTGCCTCCATGCAGTCCCGGCAGTATGCCGCGGTCATCGGCGGTCCCCCCTTCCCGGAAAATCGCCCCGCGGTTGGAAAGAGT